TAATAGCTTCTGCCTTCGGAGTAGTAGACTTTAGTTGGGTTAAAACATCTGGCTTTATAGGATACTCATCAGACACTTGGTCTCAATTAACTTTAATGCCACAATTTAGTTTATCAGCATTATTAGCGATTGCACCAATAGCTTTAGTTACTTGTGTAGAACATTTTGGAGATATGGCTGCAAATGGTGCTGTTGTGGATAAAGACTTTTTTAAAGACCCTGGGGCTCATAAAACACTTCTAGGTGACGGAATAGCAACTATAGTTGGAGGCATAATAGGTGCACCAGCAAACACTACATATAGTGAAAATACTGGGGTATTAGCAATTACAGGTAATTACAACCCCAAGATTATAAGACTTGCAGGAATACTAACAATAGTATTAAGTTTGTTTATAAAGTTCGGACAGTTCTTATCTTCAATACCTGCACCAGTTATGGGTGGAATATCAATTATGTTGTTTGGAATGATAGCAACTATTGGTCTCAAAAGCCTTATGCAATCTGATGTTGATTTAAATGAATTTAGAAATAGTTTTATATTCTTTATGATTTTTATATTAGCAACTGGCATAGATAATATAATGATAGGCAATTTAGCAGTATCTGGACTTACTATTGCAGCAGTTGTTGGAATTGCTTTAAACAGGATATTGAAATAGGAGGTGATTACATTGGATGATATTGAAAATAGAGTTGACAATCTTAAAAGAGTTTTAAAAAAAGTTGGCATAGATATTTATGATAAAAATGAGAAAACCAAAAGTTTCCATAATATAATTATGGAATTAACTGAAATTTGGGATAAAATTGATGAAGAACAAAAAAAAATGATACGTAATGCAATATTGGGAGCTATAGAACTATATTTATGATAAATGTGTAAGTTTGTATGTATCAAAGAAAGCCCGTGAAATATCTTGACAAATAAGGTGTTTTATGATATAATATTAATATAATAAAAAGGAGGGAATTAAATGGAAGAATATACTGTCAAATTTACAAAACAAGAAGTTAATAATTTATTAATATTCTTAAAAAGAGTCAATTTAACTGGTGAAGAAGTTGGTGAATATATAAATATTATAAATAAATTAAGTCAAAAAGAAAATCCAATGGAAAATACTAAAACTACTTCTATACCAACCAAATTAGAACAAGTCAAAAAAGAAAAAAAAAGAAAATAAATAAAAGGCTTGACAAACTATATGTTATATGTTATAATATATATACATTGTGTTTCCTAACTATTTAGTATGGGGAGCAAAACTACCTTTTAAAAAAAAATAATGTTTGTTCGGTTTTATTAAACCTTTAACACCTTTAAAATTGAGAGACTGAGGGGTCTCTCATTATGGGGATGAAATGGTGTCGACATGACGTAAACCAACGAATGGAGCGTTATGGACTTGAGTTCGATTCTCAACATCTCCACATAAATATAATAAATAAAAAAAGGAGATATATAGGTGGCAAAAGTATATAAAATTACTAATTTAATAAATAATAAAATATATGTTGGCAAAACTAATTATACTATATTAGAGAAGAGAATCAAAGAACATTTTAGATATGCTAAAAGATTTGCTCATAGACCTCTATATAAAGATATCAATAAATATGGTGTTAAAATTTTTTCTTACGAATTAATTGAAGAAACAAATAATGGGTTTGAAAGAGAGAAATATTGGATTAAAAAATTAAATACTTTTGAGGGCAATGGTTATAATTTAACATTAGGTGGGGTTGGTCGTAGACAATTAGATTATAATAAAATCTGCGAAGATTATTTAAAAATGGGTAATCTTCTCAACATCTCCACCAATTATGCGAGTATGATGGAACGGAATACATACAGGACTTAGAATCCTGCGATAGAGATATCATAAGAGTTCGAATCTCTTTACTCGCACCAATTATTATGGTGGATATAGTTTAATTGGTAGAACGTCAGATTGTGATTCTGGAAAATGTGGGTTCGACTCCCATTATTCACCCCAATATTATACGGAGGTAGTCTAGTCTGGTAAGATGTTGCATTTGGAATGCAAAGAGCGTGGGTTCGAATCCCACCTTCCGTACCAATTTTAGAAATAAGGAAAGATATACGAAAAAATATAAGGAAGTGAAAAATAATGGCTAAAAAAGGAGTACCAAAAAAAGATGGGAGTGGTGATGGCAAAAGAAAAAATATTGGTAGAGGCGGTTGTAAGCCGTCAAAACCAAAGAAAAAAGGCACTATTTAAAAAAAACACTTGACAAAATATGTGTTATGTGGTATAATTTATATATAACATTAAAGGCACTTAACAGCAAAACCCCAAATTCTATCAAATTTGATAAAATGTGCCTTGTTTTTATGTGATAGTAGCTCAATTAGTAGAGCATCTTCTGGGAACAGGTGGTTGTGAGTTCAAGTCTCACCTATCACTTTTTATGGGAATGTAGCTCAGTCTGGTCGAGCGTCTGACTGTTAATCAGAATGACGTAGGTTCAAATCCTTCCATTCCCGCCATAAGCATTTTCCTAGTACCCTAACAAAGTTTTGCAAATACTTTTAATTTGCTCAAAAGTCCTTAAAGTAGACGAAACTTATACAGGAAGTGCTTGCCAAAGGCGACTATATAAAAGTTAGGGTACTTTTGATTTAAAAAGAATTAAATTTTTTTATTATGCGACAGTAGTTTAAGTGGTAAAACCCGTATATATTGTTTTGAAAAAAACAATTTCTGCAATCTCTCTAGGACTGTTAATCCCGTGATGTGGGTTCGAATCCTACCTGTCGCTTTACTTATAATTTGGACACAATTCGTGTTTTTTTTAGTTACCATTATTAATATAAAAAGGAGGATAAAATGAGTTTTTTAGAGGAAATAGAGAAAGAACTAAACAAAACAAAAACAGAAAACGATGCCAACGCCTTGAAATCAACTGGTAATGAATGTCTAAATTTATTTGGTCAATTAGGTGCTTTAAGAAACAGAGAATATGTCGAAATACAAAGACTATTTGTGAGAGCATATAATGAAGAGCCATTGTTAGCAATGAAAATGCTGTTTTACTTGAGAGATATAAGAGGAATGGGTCTTGGAGAAAGAAAAGTTTTTAATGAAGCGTTGAACTTATTTGCAAAACTACATTCAAAATCAATTAAAAAAAATATTGATTTAATACCTTTCTTTGGAAGATGGGATGATTTATTTTGTTTATTAGAAACACCTGTTGAAAAAGAAATGATAAACCTTATTAAAAGTCAATTAGATGAAGATTTAGAATCAGACAATCCGTCTCTTTTAGGCAAATGGATGAAGTCAGAAAATACATCAAATAAAGAAAGCAAGAAAATAGCACATAAATTGAGAAAAGGATTGGGACTTAGTCATAAAGATTACAGAAAAATGTTATCTAAATTAAGAAAAAAAATTGATATAGTAGAACGAAATATGTCAAATAATGAATGGAAAGAAATAAACTACGAAAAAGTTCCGTCTAATGCAATGAATAAATATAGGAATGCGTTTAAAATTAGAGACGAACTTAGATTTAAAAAGTATATAGATGATGTAAAAGAAGGAACTAAGAAAATTAATTCAGGAACTCTATTTCCATATGATATTACTTATAAAATAGCCAAAGGCGAATACAGCGATGTTTTAGATGAACAATGGAAGGCATTACCTAATTATATTGAAGGCGAAAATAATATGTTAGTTATGGCTGATGTTTCTGGAAGTATGCGTGGCGTTCCAATAGCGACAAGTGTAGGTCTTGCAATATATTTTGCAGAAAAAAACAAAGGTGCTTATCATAATAAATTTATGACTTTTAGCCAAAATCCACAACTTGTTACAATTAGTGGTGATACTATAACTGAAAAATATCGTAGTGTATCAAGAGCAGATTGGAATATGAATACAGATTTAGAACGAGCATTGCTAAATATATTAAAAGTAGCAATTGATAATAATTTAGAACAATCAGAATTACCAAAATCATTAATAATAATAACCGATATGCAATTTGATGGTTGTGTTAGCAACGCTAATGATGATACGTTTTATGATAAAATGAAACAATGTTATAATAATAAGGATTACGAAGTCCCAAATATAGTATTCTGGAACGTAGATTCAAGAAGTGATACATTCCAAACAAATAGTTTGCAAGAAGGTGTTCAATTAGCAAGTGGACATTCTGCATCAGTTTTTAATTCAGTTATAAAAAACATTAATTTAACACCTTTAACAGCAATGTTAAATACTTTAAATGACGAAAGATATGATTGCGTAAGTATATAGAAAGGAGTTGTTTATATGATTGTACTCGTTGGACATTCAGCATCTGGGAAAAGTACAATAGAGAAGAAAATGGTGGACATAGGGTATAAGAAAGTCATATCCTATACAACAAGAACGCCAAGAAAAGGAGAAATAGACGGTATAGATTATCATTTTGTAACCGAATCAGATTTTAACTCTATGAAATTAAATAATAAATTAGCAGAAAGTGTTATTTACAGAAATTGGTTTTATGGAGTTGCTAAAAAAGATTGCCTTGATGACAGAGTAATTATAGTGGAACCTAGTGGGCTTAGACAATTAAAGAAGATAAAAGAATTAAATGTTGTGTCATTTTTTATAAAAGCATCAGAAAGAGAAAGGCTTATAAGAATGGCTAAACGTGGCGATGAAATGATGGAAATATTCAGACGTATAATTTCAGATGGCGGAACATTTCAGAATGTGGAAGATGAAGTTGACTATGTTATAAATAATGATAATATAGACGAATCTGTTAAAGAAATAATTAATAAAATAGAAAGGACACAACATGATTGTTAAAATATTATTGTCATTATACATATCATCTATTTTATTTTTCCATTATGGTAATTTAACTTTACAAATTAAAGCAAGGAGGTTATTAAAACAAAATGGTTATATTAAAAGCGACGATTATGAAATAGACATATTTTCTTTAATGGTTTCGTTGGTTTTAATAATATTTTTCAGTATTTTGCCTATATATAATATTATATTAGGATATCATCTTATGCACAATAAGCAAATATTTAGCGAAACTATGGAATTGGCAATTTTTTATGGGAAATATGAAAAAAGTGTTGACAAATAAAACGATATATGATATAATATAACAAATACCTAAAAGGAGGAGTTAATTATATGTCAGAATTAAAACAAACAAAAGGATATGTAAATTTTAAAGGTATCATAGGTGGCTTAGATGCCATTAAAGATGGTACTAGTAAGTATGGATGGACAGATGATGAAAAGATTAAGAAAATGCAATTCTCTATAAAGACATCGGATAATAATATGCATTATGTTCAATTAATACAATTTAAAATGGGAAAATCAAGAGAAAATGTTTGGATATCAAGAAAAGATGAAGCAACAGGTAAATACGATACCCAAAAACTTGCTTGGGATAGGAGAAACGAACCATTAACCGATGGTTGGAGAATAATTGGCGTAAATATCAAAGCTACTGGTGATGACGAAACAAAATCTATGGTTGCCGATGATGCTATAGAATATATTAAAGATAATTTTAATGATGGAGATTCTGTTTTTATAGGTGGGAAAGTAAGTCATTCAGATTGGAAAGGCAAAACTTATCATAATTTTGAAATTACAAAAATGTTTGCAACTAGAGACCCAGTCAATTTTGAAGATGAAAAATTTGAAGAAATATCAGACTTTAATGAACAATTTATTTTTAATAGTATAAATGTTATTGAAAATGAAGGTTTTGTTATAGGATTTACGGTTTCATACAATGGCGACAAAACAGAAGTACAATATATTATTAGAGACGGAGAAGTAACAGATTATTTTAAATCTTCTGTTGGATTTGGTGATTTATTAAGAATAGAAGGCATCGTGAATAATAAGGTTGTTTATAAATATAGAGACCCAGAAAAAGATGAAAAAGACGATGGCTTGCTGGTCGGTAAGCAAAATAGAAGCTCTCAACAAAAAGGCAAAATAAGAGAAATAGAATATGAAGATAAAACACTTGAAATTATTGGCGTTGATGATAATGTAAAAAATGCATATGATGAAAAAGAATTAGAAATTATAGATATTGATGATGATGATATCCCATTTTAGGACATAAAAAAATGGAATGTGAAATTAAAAGATATTACGAATTTTATAAAGGAGGAATATAATGGGATTAGGACAAACACACGAAGTTAGTGTAAAACTAGAAGATTATCTACATTGCATAATAGGAGATAAGAAAATCGGTAAATCAACACTTGTAGCAGATATAGCCGAAATATTATACGGTGGATTAGACAAACTATTAATATTATCACTTAAAAATGAAAAAGCATATGAAGCAATTAATGGTGCCAAGTTTGAAGAGCCTCAAACATGGACTGAATTAATGGGTTATGTAGATGATTTCGTAAAAGGCGAACATGAGTATAGAATGTTATCATTTGATACAATAGATGAATTAATTGATATGGCAGTCCAAGAAGTAATAAGACTTCATACAAAAGAATATAAGGAAGTTCCAAAATCATTTAATTCAACTTTTGGTGGGTTGGTTTTCAGCCCCTTGTGTTAGTAATAATACAAGCAAATTTGGTGAACTTTTAGTTTAAAGGTGTATGTTCTACGTTAGTAGCTATAGGAAATGATAGTTAAAGAATATGCTAACAGGGAAACCTAAGTGTGATAACATATGGTAATCCTGTGCTAAGACTATTTTTTATAAAAAAAAAAGAGAGAGTGACAAATGTTAAAAATAATTTCAAAGCCATATAAAAAGCAAATCGGTAATAGTGGTAAATATAAATTTGTAATTGCGAAATGTAGTTGCGGTAATATAAAAGAATATAGATTATCTTATATTAAAAATGGGCATACTAAATCTTGTGGTTGTTATTCTAGAAAAATTACTAAAGAAATCATGACTAAACATGGTCTTAGTGACACTAGAATATATAGCATATGGAAAGGTATGAAAAATAGATGTAATAACAAAAATAGCTCAATTTATAAATATTATGGTGGTAAAGGAATAAAAATTTGTAAAGAATGGAAAAATGATTTTATGGATTTTTATAATTGGGCTATAAATAATAAATATAAAGAAAATTTAACTATAGATAGAATAAATTCTGAAAACAATTATGAACCTAAAAATTGTCAATGGATAACTATCGGTGAAAATGTTGCAAAATCAAATAAAAATCGCAATCCAAAATTTATATACTATATAACAAACCCGAATGATATAACCGAAATTAAATATAATAGAAGAAAAATAAGAGACGAATTTAAAATAAGCGATACCACAATAACACAATTATTAAATAAAGAAATAGAAAATTATAATGGCTGGAAATTAAAAAGAGAAAAATATAAAAAATAGTAAAGTTAAGAGACTATCCCTTTATGGGAGTACAATGGAGAATAAACTACCATTGGAAGTGCTAAACATCCTTAAATGGATGATGATATAGTCCATACACATAGAAATATGTGAATAATA